CAGAAAAAACAAGAGAAAGATGAAAAACAAGATGCAGCAATTGTCGAAAATCAAAAAACTCTTCTAATGTTAAGGCAACAGACAGTTATTGTACCTCCAAAAAATGTTGAGGTTAAAACAGAATCTACAATTACTAGAGTTGAAAAGAAACCATTACCGCCAGATATTTTTGAAAAATACATAAATCTTAAACCCGAGGTTCAAGCAAAGTATAAAAAATACCTAGAATCAAGGGGGTATGATACAGAGGGATTATAAATGGACTTAACTCAAATAATTACTGATATCTTCACAGTTATTCCATGGAAAACTTTAATTGGAATTTTTATTGCTGCTATTCTGGTAGGATTCTTGAAAAGATACTGGGATATGATTTCTGCATTCCTAATGTTCGCTTCCAATAAAGATATAGGAAAAAATGTTAGAGTGGCTGTGGATGGAAAAGAGGGCTTTATAACTCAAGTTACTTGGAGATTTATTTACGTTAAGTTGAAAGAAAGCGGAAATGAAATGATAATCCCTATAACAAAGTGGACAAATCATACATGGGAAATATTTAAGAATGGAAATTAGGAGTAAAATATTATGGACACAAATCTAATTAAATTATTTGCAGGACACATCATAGTTGTCTCGGAGATGGACAAAGAAACAAAAAGAGATCTACTAACTTTCGTTGAACATGCTTCTGATTATCAAGTTAAATACTTTTTACTTGATGCCACATTAGTTGAAGATACAAAAAGCGATCTTGCTCGTTCTATAGTTGATAGTAAATTTGATATATCTGGATTGCCTGAGAAAGTAAATCATTATTCTTCTCTATCAGAGGGAGCAGTAGGAAGCGTTGCTGGGATGTTAATCTTTTCTCCTGTAGTTTGGGCAGCTTGGAGAGGAGTTGCGGGCTTGGTAAGTCGTAAAAGGAGAGAGTGTGGAACATTCAGAATCAGCAAAGAAAGAGATAAATGTTTAGAGATAGTTCCAATTATTGGTCTTAGAAGAAAAATTGAGTTGTTAACCAAGGCTGAAAAGGACTGTAAACAAGCACCGGAACCAAGTAAGTGTATGGAGTCTGCTAAAAAGAATCTATATAACTTAAAAAAGAAGTTAGATAAGAAGGAAGAAAAATATAGACTAAGGTGGAATGAAAGAGCTATCTAAAGAAAGGGAAGTCAATGAATTATAAAGATAAAATAGAAGAGTTGTTAGAAAAAAATTTAACTGAAAAAAGTTTTAAACTTTGGAAGGGTATTAATCGTATACTTCCTGATATTTGGGATAAACCTACTTCATCAACAGGAAAATATCACAAAAAAATGAATGGTGATGTTCCTGATATTGCAGAGCACGTTTACAACATGCTTTATGGAGCATCTAAAATAATGAGATTGTTTGGTTTTGAACCAAACACTATTGATGGTGACAAATTACTTCTAGCTGTTGCTCTTCATGATTCTATAAAGTATGGAAACCTTGGGACTAGAAAATATACTGACACCAAACACGATAAAGAGGCTGCTGATATGATTGCTTCAAATGAATCTACATTCAGAAAGCTTTTTGATGAGAAACAATTTCAAGTCTTAGAGGAAGCAGTAAGATTTCACTCTGGTCAATGGAGCACAGATGCTCCAATAGGGAAGCCCTTCAACTGGGCAGATTATAATCCAGAGACTTTATTTGTCCATATGCTTGATATGCTAGAAACGAATGATTTAATTCAAACTGACGTGAGGGACTAATATGTCATGTGTTTCACCAACTCCGGAAAGGGGACAGAGATCGTGTATTACAATTTCTTCTACAATTGTAGTACCAGAGCTTCAAATCGAAGCCCACGATTATATAATTAACTCGGATATAAATAAATATAATGTACAGTTTCCGCCGCGTTTACTTTCTACTTGTCTTCCTCCCGGGTCATTTATAACAATGCTTTTTGATGAATCATATGACCTTGACTACTATAAATATTTGTATGATGAAGTTAAAGATAAACAAGCATGGCCAGAAATAGTTAAAAGAAGATTAAATATATATCCTGTATCTGCAAGGTTCATGACTTTGAATGATGATACAGGGACAAATTTATTTAACCTTGAACAAGATGATTTCACTATGCTTGACGCGCTGTTAGCATACAGACAGGACGCAACAAGTTTCGTTTTGATTGATACAACATCTGTATCAATCACAGATACAACTGCAGGAATAACAATTGTTCGGGCGGGCTTAAACGCTCTAAGTACCGAACTTTCAAAGTTGATTTTTGTTTATTTAGATTTAGAAGCAAATAAAAACACTTCGAATTATTCTACGGGTACTCCAATATCAACAGAGGGGGCATTAGAAACAGTCTTTGAATTGTTTGTGGTAGATAAGTATTTTGAATATGGATCTAGCAATTATGTAGATGTAAGACTTGGAGCTGAATATGGAACACCTGGTAAGGGAGATGGAGGCGGAGGTGGAGATGACTGTGATCCTACCCCAGATACTCCAACTCCATCAATTTTAGATTACCCGCAGAGCGAGTGTTAAGGAGATAGATTATTGGCTAATATAAATGATTTTTGGGAACTTTTTGATGTAGCAGGTGGCGGAACGTCAACTGATCTTACTCGAGTTCTAGATTCAATCGTAAAATCTGATAGAGCCAAAATTGATGCGTATTTCACTAGCGTTATAGATCAGATTTCTTATAATACAGAAGATTGGAAAAGACTACGAGCATTTTTAGTTGATCTATATGCTGCTCATAGAGCTATAGCAACCCAAGGATCAGTAATTTCAGATCCATCTAATTTATCAAATGATGAATTAGATGAACTGTTTAGAAGTTTTGGTTATCCTGAATCCCCACAATTAAGAGATTTTGATAATAACCCGCTGGTCAGTAAAATTTTACTTTTCCTGACTTTAGTTGATCTTTATAAAATTAAAGGAACTCCACAATCTGTTTTAGAAATACTTCAATTCTATGGTATTTCTGAGCTTGATATTTATGAATTTTGGCTTGAAAAACTGACTCAAGATAGTCTTCATTTTAAGGGAGATGTTATTACTGGGACATCTGTTAACCCAGCTAGTATATCACTTAATTATCATCTACTAACTTCAGGTGATCCACATTGGTTATTGACCGAAGATCAAATACTTAATCTCGATAAAATAAATGATATTAATCTACCATCAAAAAGCCCATATTTTGCAGTTCAACCAATTATCAGCTTTGGCGCAGAGCCTTCGGTAACAGTACGATTAGTTCAGGATCAATATGAGAACTGGAAAAATACTGGAGTTTTACCTACTAAAAACGCTGAGTTAACAATTCTTGGAGAAATAGTTTCTCTCTTAGAATTATATCTGGCAGCTGTGTATAAATTTAATGAGATATGGAGCGTTGGTTATAAGGGTGATCGATTTGTCTGTTATGATGGATCTAGTTCAAACACGATTCAAATTATATCTGAATATGATTCTATTGTATCTGCGCCAATAACACGAGATAATATTCCTATAAAATTACTTCAGTATTATGATCAGTTCACCAGAGAAACACCTAGACAATTTTTACAGAACACAGAAGATGCTGGAATAATTCTTAATATAATCAATCCTGCGTTAAAAGCTTCTCTTGATGCATTACCAGATGATGATGAAGATGTGCTTCAATCACTGCTAAAAGATCTAGGTGTTTGGGTAAGGAATAATATTGGATTTGGTTTTGTTAATTCTGGATATATTACATTTGGTCTAAAGAATTTATTTGATGATCTGGAAAGAGTTATAGATTTCTTCAAACCCTATCGCGCAAGATTAATTCTATTAGAACAATTGAAGTTTGATAATAGATTGTTTCATTCTATTAGAGTTGAAGACGAACTTCAATCCCCTCTTCCAGTCGATATAATAACTCATGATTATTTGACTGCTGATAGTATTCCTTGTTGTAATGAAGACTTTCTAGTTGATGCTACGTCCGATATAACTCTTTGTACTGATACTGGTGTTTTATTACCAGATTGTGAGCGAGAATATCTAGGTCCAACTGGGGATCCAATTAATTTTACTGGTTTGTGGAGAGAAGGTTTCGGTTATTTTCCTGATGATGTTGTTATTGGAGCTGATGCAAACGATTATATTTGTATCGCTTCACATACATCTACTGATTCAACTAAACCAATATATGGATCTGGATGGGCTACATACTGGCAAAAATATAGTCAGATATACTGTAGTGACTCAACAACTGGACATACATTTTACTCAAGAGAAACTTATGACTGTGGGTCATATCATGATATGGGTTCAGTTACTGACTTGAGGCGAGTTTCACATAATCATAATAGTCCAATATTCCCACCAAATGATACAACATCAGTCCTATGTACTGGAGTTGATAATGTAGGTGCAATACCAGAAGAACTAGATCTTCTACCTATTGAAAATGATTTCCATACAGAAATTATTACAAGATTTGATGATCGAATGAGATGTTATCACTGCTCAGAAGTTGATAATGAAGATTCATATGATTGGGATTCTACTTCTGGAACTTGGGTTCTGAATCCTGATTCTATAGAAGGGTGTAATGATCTTGGGTGTGACAATTGTCTTAACGATGGATATTGTAGATGGAGAGATAGTGAGTGCTATACTCACTCTGCGTGTTCAGATTGTGTCGATGATTGTTATTCCAAATATCTTGGTTATGATTTTATTCGTCCTCCAATTGATACAGAAGGATTTGTAAATTCTGATTGGACAGGAGAACCTCCACAATTTTATGATGATACTAGTGTTACCATAGTTACAGACTCAACTGCATTTCATTACTTCCAATCAGGCGGTTTTGCCGATTTCGATACTGGTGGTTCATTTGATTGCACCCATGGTTTTGATCTTGTTGAAATTACAATTGAAGAAAATCTAGCATATATCTTGAAAGAAGATGGAGGGTATCTATTGCAAGAAAGTGGATTTAGATTACAACTTGAAGAAGGAAATATCCCAACTTAATCCAACCCGTTGATATTAGTTTGTATCCTACCGAAACTTTGTGTCGTTTTCCTATAAATTTAGAACAAAATAATAAAATCCCCAATATAAATAATCTCTTGGAGGACACGCATGTCTAAATTTAAAACTGAGATTTTAAAGCTAGCAGAGACAACTGCTTTAACAAACAAAGAGATTGCAAAAGTTGTTGGTTGTTCTGAAAAAACAGTTCTTAAATATGCAGGTTCATATACTACAAGAACTAAAAGTAAAACAGATTTCGATGATTCAGCTTGGGAAATTCAAAAGACTGTTCTCTTGCCTGACATTCATCATCCGTATTATGATAAAAGAACTATGGATGCTGTAAATGAATTTATTTTTGATTATGATCCAGATGAATTGGTCTACATGGGAGACCAGCTTTCTTTAGATTGTATTTCATATTGGAATAAAAATAAACCATTATTGAAAGAGGGCCAGAGGTTAATTAAAGATTATCATAATTTTGATAATGAAATTCTAAAAGTTCATGAAAATTTAACCAGACAAGATATAAGAAGAACATTTATTATTGGAAATCATGAAGAAAGAATAACAACATATGTAGAGGGAAACCCTGAATTACAAGGGTTTCTAGATATTGAAACAAATTTAAATTTATATGAAAGAGGTTATAAAGTAGTACCATTTGGGAAAGTTCATAAGGTTGGTAAATTATATGTAATGCATGGAAGATATTGGAATATGTATCATGCTAAAAAGACTGTTGACGTCTTTGAAGGAAATGTTGTATATGCTCATGTTCATAACCCACAGATGTTTACTAAGATTTCTCCTATTGATGCAAAGGGATATCATATGGCAACATCTCTTCCTTGTTTATGTAATATAGAACCAGACTATAAAAAGAATGCCCCCAACCATTGGGTTAATGGGTTTGGTATTGTAGAACACCTACCTGCCACAGGATTTTTTAATTTATATACCATTATTATAATTGAAGGATCGTTTATGTGGAATGGAAAATATTACGGGAAAAATATTTAACGAGCCAAAAAAAGAGCGGGGGTGGTCGATGACTTTCCCGGTGCGGTGTCCAGGCGACCCCCCGACCTCCCCTGCGGGCATAGTCCCCCCACTCTTGAAAATCACCTGCCTGATAAGCGGCAAAGCGATTTTACATTTGTCTCCAGGATAATCTCGTATAGGATGAGTAATCATCAAATAGAGAATCCAGGATTCGGCAATCGTATATGATATCCACGCTGCCGTTTATTGCAATTGCGTCACCGAATGATACAACCGCTCCGGTAACCATTGTACTGTTGCTGGCCCCACCACCATTGAAAGTGACGTTCCCATTAACTAGAACCAACCCTTCCCAAGACAGGTTTCCCGATATTTCAAGATCTCCATTAACTGCAAGGATTCCTGATCCTGTAATGTTTTCAGATATCTTAACATCTGCAACATCAATGTAGACAATTCTTTGTTCTGAAAAGTCCACTTCAGCAGGGAGTTTATTACCTGAAATATTATCAACGTAATAGTCTGCCTGCTTCTTAAGGTTGGGCATAATGAGGGCAAATGGATAAGCCCCACCGCTTAACTGCTCTGAGTAAGTCTCTCCAGTATTACCGTCATATTCGACGGTATGAAGAACTTCCTGATACATTACATCAGGAACAGCTGGGCAATCGTAGTCGGAATCGTAATACTCTTTTCCGAATAGCGTCGAGTCGCTTGGGCCTTCCCCGACAATGCTACCGCTAACACCATTGCCATTTACATTGCTGTGAACCCACAACGCTGCTTCAGGCATTACGAACGGAGGAACGGGCCTGAATGTTGTTTGGATAACAGCACTGCCACCGTGTGCGGTATGAGTACCTGTTGAAGTTGCCGTCTCCAACGGGCGACCTGTGGTTGTGTTGATTTCCCAAAGATAATCTCCATCTTCATCTCCGTATAGCAGAACTTCACCATCGGAATTGGTGATATGGCTTATCTTGGTTGAGTAGGCAGTTTGATTTGGCAATGTACCTTCAAACGATCCGATCCAGGATGCATTTTTATAATCATCCTCGGTCAAATTTTCTTTGACCCACAATGGAGCAATGTTGACTCCGGACTCTGCCGAGTAAAAGTTCATCTTATAAATTTGGGCGTTTTTGGTGATTTGAGACTCAGTAACTGTGGTACGAATTGAAACTGTTCCAATTACAGTTAAAATGCTAAGTATAATCAAGGCCACAACGATTGCATAACCGTTTTCATTTTTAACCATGACTTTTTCTCCTTTTAAAATTTTGTGTTGGGGATCCACCACCGATGATGAATCCCCAACTATTTACCATTAAATGGATACCACAAACCATGTTGCCAGGCCACCCGCTGCAAACACAAACATCGAATAGATAAGAACTTTGATTGCACTGAAAGGTGCTGGAGTTACAACTCTGAACTCACCAGGCTGGCCGTTGAGATAGCGATATGCTGCATCAGCGCCTTTAGTTCGAGACCTGTCGATGTCTCCAAGGTCGATGACTGACGCAAATTTTTTGTCGCCTTCTTTTACTTCCCCAACGATTGAAGTTAACACCCTGCGGTCCTCTAAACTTATAACACTACCATTATCCTCATTCAAATTAGATCTTTCTGTCATTGTCCTTTCCCTCCTCTAATCCGGACTCTACATATTGTGAGTCCTTTTTAACATTTGTGTAAAAATCGACTGACGCCCCATGACTGTGGAATATTTGCATCATCCTTTCAACTGGGGTATCGAACTCAACGAATCCTTCGAACGTTTTACCGTTCTTTTCTGCGACTGCATAATACCTTGGCATAAATATTTTCTCCTTTCATAGATTGAAAATGAATAATGGTTTGATTCTTTCATTAATTTATATATATAGTAAGAACAAATAAAATGAAGGTATATCACCTTTAAAAATCCGACAGACTTTAAACTAGCTTGAGGTCTTAGTCTGTGACCTGTAAAAGGAGGCAGTATCATGACTTATAAAGATAATTTCGTAGTTGAAGTAAAATCAAATGGCAAAATTCTTCGAGTAAAAGACAATTCAGTATTCCTACCTTTTGGATCCGAGTATACTCTACTATTAAAGAATTTAAATTCAAGAAGAGCTTCCGTTAATATTAGTATTGACGGAGATGATGTTCTTGATAATCATTCTTTGATTTTAGATGCAAATTCAAGCACGGAATTGGAAGGATTTCTTCGTGGAAATGTTGCACGCAATCGTTTTCGATTTATTAATAAAACAAAACAGATCAGCGATTACAGAGGTGACAAACCAGATGATGGACTTATAAGAGTTGAGTTTGCTTTTGAAAAACCACAGCCAGAACTTAAAATTGAGAATGTAATTAGAGAGGTTCATCATCATTACAATCCCCCAATGAAATTCACTTATTATGGAACAAATGCAGATTGGAGTTATACAGACAACAACTCATCTGCTGGAAAAACTCCACATGATGGTGAAGCAGTTATGTATTCAAATTCTGCTGGAGAGAGATCAATTGAAAGTAATGTAACTTTTGATAGTCTTGGAGTTCAGAATGTTTCTGAAATTCCAAATGCAGATGAAGGAATTACTGTTAAAGGTTCTGAAGTTCATCAACAATTTAATTATGCAAGCATTGGCGAGCTTGAAGAATCAACTGTTATTATAATCAGTTTGAAGGGAATAACTCAAACTGGAAGTAATGTTTCACAACCAATTACTACAAAAGATAAATTAACTTGTAGTTCTTGTGGAACAAAATCTAAATCATCATTTAAATTTTGCCCGAACTGTGGTACCTTCCTAGAATAAAAAAAGAAATGAGGGTTACCACTGGGTGGTATGATTGCTGGTATCGACACGGGCACTGCACCGCTCGATACCAGCCATACCTTACTTGTGGAATAACCCAGCAAATTTGTCAAAGATTCTTTTGAACCTTTCGTCCCTTCCTCTTCCCCTCGGAACATTTTTTCGCCAGTAAATGAATAACGATAACGTTTCTCTGGCCCCGTAAATACAGTTTTCATTTTCATCACACAGTTTGAAAGCCTGTATCTTAGTCAATTTCTCCGCTGTTTCAATAGCCTCATAGAAATCATCAAACTCCCCAACCAGACTTTGTTTCTCATCTTCTCCAATAATGTAGAGATAATGCATGGCACCTCCGAAAATTTAGATGGTTAGTTGTCTATTCATTAATTGATATATATAGTTTTTAGATACTAACTTACAACTACTTCAAGAACAAAATATAAAGATTGCTATCATCTATAAAAAGGAAGCTTTACTATGGAAGAAAATGTAAAAACAACTGAAATTCGCGTCACCGAAGAGTACGGTGATAATTGCTTCAAGGACTCAGTACAGAATGGCGCCGGTAATTTTGAAAGGCGTCCAAAGGGAAGAGTTGAGATATACGAAGTCGGAGAAGATGGAAAAAAGAGACTTGTAAGAAAAAATAACTTAGTTGTTTACCTTGGAAGGGAAACTCTAGCACAAATGCTGGTTAATCAGACTAATGTTGACGAGCTTGGTAATCCAAGACTTCCATCAAATAGGAACCATTATTTATCGTGGTTTGGTTTGGGAGATGGCGGAGTACTTCCAGCAGATCCATTTGATCCAGTTCCTCCAGCAAATGAAAATAATGATTTACAATCTCGAGTTATGGTTAATGCAAGCGATTCATCATCTGGTGACTATCATGTAGCTACAACCGGTTATCCAAAAACTGGTTTCTATAAATTACCGTTTGATACTATTGTGTTTGAACGTGATCCATTAAATGATAATAAATGGTTAGTTTTGAAGATAACTACAACAGTCGGTGTTGATGATGCTAATAACGAAAGATTAAGCGAAGCTGGTCTGTTTACTGCAACATCAAATGCAGGAGGACACAGTGGAACATTTACTTTATTTGCTAGGGTGACTTTTCCAACACTAATTAAAGATTCGACTAGACGACTTGTTTTTGTATGGTTTTTATATGTATAATAATTAAATTGAAAGGACTTTGAGATTTTAGACCTGGAGTAAAGGATGATTTGACAATAGAAACAATAAATTAGAGAATTTAATACGGGAGGGAAAAATATTATGGCTAATGTTTCTCCAGGTGTTTTTACCAAGATTATTGATCTATCAACATTTGTTGCTGCAGTACCTTCGACTATTGCTTTTTTACCAGGATTAGCACCAAAAGGTCGAGATAATGAGTTGATATTTGTTGGTTCAAGATCAGACTTAATTAGTGAGTGGGGTGAACCTGACATTACACTTTATGGAAAGAATTATGGACAGGGACCCTATGTTGCTTATAACTATCTAGGCGAATCTGGATCATTATATTGGATGAGAGTATTACCAGATGATGCTACATATTCAAATATAAGAATTGATAGTCAGTTAGCAGCTGGCGATGCAACAGCGTCAGTTTCAATCACATACGTAGATAGTTTAAATACTTATGCAGAACTTCAAACAAACTTAGAGCAGTCGGGCGATACAAAACCCCTAGCATTCTTGCGACCAATTGGTAGAGGTGGTTGGTACAATGCTATTGGTGTGAGACTTACAGAACATTCAAATCCAACTCTTAATGATGTGTATGTTCTTGATATATATGAAAAACAATCAGATGGTGATGATGTAATTATCGAGTCATTCGATATTTCATTTGATCCATTTGCTACAGATCTCGCAGGAGATTCTATTTGGATTACATATGTGTTAGAAACATATTCAGCAGTGTTGAGATGTGATATGGAGTTGATTAATGGTGATTATACAACAGGTTACGATTTAGCAGTAAGAAATTATGATAATGAAATAGGTACTACTACTGTTGTTTTAACTGCTGGTTCAGCAACAATCACAGATATTAAACAGGATTTTTCAGATTGGCAAACAACTCCAGAAACTGGAAATGCTGCTTATGTTGTGATTGCTAAAGATGCCAAAGGAAATGAAATTTGGGG